ATCGCCCAGAATGATATGCAGTTTTCGTGCATTGTACACGAATTTTAATAGGTCCATTCCATAACCTAAACATTGAAGCCACATAGGACAAGGCTCCATTATAGTACAGAGTATCGCCACCAATATACTTAGTGCTGCAGGCTCCGGGTGATACAGCCATTTTAAACAATTCAGAATTAGGTGCATCGGCGACTTTCCATTCAAATTTCGTGAGAAAGTTCTCATGCTGTACTACATAGTTAATGTCCATTTCGTCCAACTGTGAGCCAAACACATCGAAACGGGTTCCAATCTCATTGGACACTGACGTGCCCATAACGACAGAATTATCAATTCCATCGGAGTTTGTAAACCCGTAACCAGGTATTTGGCACATTTTGGACGTGTGAGTGAGGTTCATAGGCTTAGATAAACCGACCATACTTGCTGCGCCAGAAATTGCATGAGCAATCCACGCGACTGGATTAAGATACTTACCAATCACAGGTATTTTACTACCCATGTCGGCAAGTTGACCAATTAGGGAAGCTGGTGTTGAAACAACGCCTGTCATAGCGCGCTTTTCAGCTTCTCCCACTTGGGCTCGAGGAAGGATATCATCCTCGTCATCAGAATCAATGTCGCTTTCTTCTGTAACGCTCCAAGCAGATCTGGCAAATCTACGCCTATCACCTGCTGCCATCAATCGTTTGACCCTGGAAGAAAAACGCTGCATATCATAATTAGGATTATTTGTATATGTACGCAATAAATTCATAAGAGTAGTTGCGGAACCGAAAACAGACGGCGCCGCGGTAGGTATAGACACTGAAACATTTACAAAACGAGCATAAGCAGTGACAACACAATTACCAGAACGCAATTTATTAAGAACAGTGAGGCGAACCGTTCCCAAATCACCAAGTCCACGCGCCAAATCATACGCAGTAAAATAACTTACATATGGAATTAACAATTCCCCTGAGTTCCCCGATGCCGCATCCAATACAAGTCTTGGAAAAACCGTTTTCGCAGCAAGAGAGGTATTCGCACTGACTCTGTCCCCACTCTCCGCAGCACTGCTGTAAGGAGCGAAATAGGCGAGCAGTCTTCCGGCTTGGAAGGTACTTGCATTTACAACGAATCGAACCTCGATATGGGCGCGCAGAAAGGTAAAATGTGCCAATTTATCAGGAATATTAGGAGAAGAACTAATTAATTTTTCAGGAAAATCATACGTAGCAATATCAGTGTTTTCAGTTTGAGTATCAGCCCAAGTCACATTACCAATTACAACAGGACGAGACAAAACATCAGCAACAGTATGTTCGCGATCTTCAAGCGAACCAGATAAAATATCTACATTAGGTAAAGTAGTATTAGGTAAAGTAACAGATTGCAAAGCTGTATCATCAACAAATTGCATAGTTTGTTTAATATCAGTAGAAGACATAGGGTCAGCCATTTCAACTGTTGATGATATAGGTTGCTGGTTACTAGAATTAATAGTATCAATTACGGACGCACTACCAGAGTTATTATTATTATTAGAATTAGAATTCATGATTATAAATAGTAAAACACCGAAGGTTAAGACATCACTGTGCGGAAACATCATCACCAACAACACCACGAGAGCCACCAATGCTCCCAAGAAAAAGCATGTTACGAATGTTGTTATATGTATGTAATGTAGGAAAAATGTTATGTTTTTTGCAAGCATTATATATTATCCGAGACCAATGATCAAATATTTCAAAATCATAAAGAGACAATTCCATAAACGCATTTTCACAATTAGATTTGCATAGATCACTCTGATCGATATCTCCACGCACCCAATAAGTCATTTCAAGAACCGTGTCCAAGTCGAGAGGTGCATCATATCTCGCATGTCTGCAGACGAATTTCCTTTTGAGAAATTCGACTCCAGACAACTCTCGACTTTTAACGATTTCGTTTTTACCCTTAGACTCATCAGTGTAAGACATACCAATCCGGGTCATCATAGAAGAAATAGTAAACTGATTAAACAAATCAATAACAGCATCAGAAATGTTAATGACATTATCATCACCATAAGAAATCATAGAAACATTCCGAGAAAAAGACATCATATCATTAGTAATCATAAAATAAACAATACGCACACACAAAGAATTATACATAGAATTCAAAATAGTTGTCAGCGGGTTACCAGAGGGTTGAGAATGAGTCCACATATACACAACAGAACCACAAATATGCACTGAATTAACAATTTCATCAAATAAAACACGACGAATTTTCCGATTTTCTTCACCGTCGTCATAAAAATCATTAATAATATCCAAACATGCAAACAAAATAGCAGGATTAAGAGTTCCATCATAATTTGCAAAATCTCCAGCAACCACATTCTTACCTTTACGCTGTAAATAATTAGCTAACTCTGTCCATTCATGCGAATACGCATTGATGCCCACAGCTACCTCATTATTTATACGATTGCACATAATATGTCCATTAAAACCGAGGAAATATTTGCGCACAGCAAGAATGTAGTCCATCTGGCCAACTGAAAATACACGAGTTTTACCAGCAAGAACTTTATCAACAGGACGACGTTCGACTTTCAGAGTGTCAACCCACAAATGGGGTGCACGAATACCTTGTTTAGCCAATTCAATACGCTCATCTACAGCTTCTCTAAGCTCCGAATTGGTCAGATCATATTCCAAATCACCAAGCCAGGTTGTTTTCCCTGGTTTGTGAGGTGAAACTTTATCTGACCAACCGAAGCCAGGAGAAGACCTTCGATTCATTGCGTTCATAAATTCAGCCTCAGTGCCAGTAATAGCTTGTTCATGAGTGAGAACTTGCTTGTACTCACTAGTGGCATTTGCTAGCACAACACTCTTCAAATCATCACGTGCCATATCAATAATGTCTTGCGGAATAAATGTCACTGGTACACCGCACTTCTTCAATCCTTTCATAAGGGGGTCCACTTTCTCACCATCTACATAAATCGGCTTTAACGCCGACGGTAAATGACGAGCAGGTCCAAACTCCTCAAAGATTGGAGAAGGGCGGATATCAGTCTTGGATGGTGCTCCAACAACTTTACTGGAGATGCCCAGAGGAATAAATTCCCCTTCAGGCATAGGTTTGCACTGCGCTAAACCTACTTCGTCGTTCACACAACTCGGCAGGCGAAATTCATCAACTCCCTCAGAAGTGAGAGCCAAAGCGCGGTCCAAATCTTCTCCAGTAACGGATGTAGCATATCCATAACCAGTAATACCAGCGACATGTATTCCGAGTATCTTCCTCTGAATTCCAGTACAATTTGCAACCAAAACAGAACCACAATCACCTGCTGCAGTTTGAGAAGCATAAGTATAAGATTTACGAATATTTAATTGAATGTCATTGCGAGTCCGATGATCAGTATAAATGTATTTCAAACAATCACGAGCGACAACGTTACTGATAGGTTCAACACGGAAAACAAAATTAGAACCAGCAGGTGAATAACTTGCAAGAATAGCAGAAGTAGTGCGAAATTTGACAAGATCAGAAGAACGAACAAAATGCTTTAAAATATGGCGATGACAATGCAAGCTATTATCAGGAAATTGCAAAAGGACAGCATCTTTAAATTCACCAGAAGAATCTAAAATATCAAAAGTTTTAATGGAATCATAATCGAAAATATAACCAGTAGGCAGATGGGAATTAGCGATGCGAATTTGTTTAAATTGAGAAAGAAACTGAAAAACATGCCAATTACAAATAGCAATGCGACCCTTAATAAAAAGTATATTAGCAGAAAAATTTTGTCCAACACCACCAATGCGATAAGAATTTGTAATAATAGAAGAAGAAATCAATTCTTGAGCATTCACGTCAACATAAGCTTCAGTTGTGGGGAGATTCTCAACACGAATACTTGGCTTTGCTGCCGTAACAGCATCGCCCGACACAGAGTGTTCGACACGAACAAGAGGTTTGGAGTTAGTTTTCACATCACCCGAAACCCCATGCTCAACACGAACAAGAGGTTTCGAGTTAGTTTTAACATCACCCGAAACCCCATGTTCGACACGAACAAGCGGTCGACTATTCGTCTTAACATCTCCTGAAACTCCATGTTCTGTGATAGCAGCTTGATGGCTGCCTGCACTCCAAATGCGATACAACTTATAAACAGCAATAGCACCGAAAATCAATCCAGTCAAATATTTCAAATTATCTTTAACAGAAGTGGAAAAAGAAGAAGCATAATGTTTAATAGAATCAATAATCGTACGAGAAGCTTGAATTTCCTCAATAGCAGGCCCAGCTTCAGAGCCAACAGTAATTTCATTAATTTTCCAAATGAACTCAGTTAATTTTTCTTCGGCACCTGGAAGTTGAACAATATCAAATTTGTCTGAATAAGTCATAGCCATTATAGAAATAAAATCCCAAATGGTAGGGCTAGTGCGCAACAACATGTTAATAGAAACAGTATAATTTTCATCAATAGGCTCATATAAATCAATAGGAAATGAACCACGAGCGTACCAGGCAGTGGAAAATAAATCAATAGCAGTAAAATGAACTTGTGCACGTGGAGTCTTAGGTGGAGGCATCGGCGGAGGCACAGGAATAACTGAAGCGGAAGTAGAAGGAACAGGATTAGCATCAACAAATTTAGAATCTTGTAATTTTTTAAAACGCCGACCAATTGACTGAATAACTTCAGCAGAGTGAGCATGCGTTTTATCATAAGCACGCTTGACCTGATCAGCCATTTGGTCAAAATTAAGAGTAAACGGAACATAATTACCATTTTCAAATTTCATCACGGGATCAAAGGTAGTAGTACCCTTTACAGTATTCATCAAATAAGGAGTAAACTGATAAATATATTCACTTACATCTTCATTAGGAATTTTATTTTTGTCAATACAACCGTCGTGGCCAAGATATTTCGGATCAACAGAAACTTTATAACGCAAATTAATACGGCGATAAAAAGCATGATAATGAGTCAAATTTTCAGTATTATAATAAACCTTATTGGATGTCAAAACAATCAATTTAGAATCAAAGAAAGTATTAGCTTTTTCTTCAATGGAAGCCATATGCAAAGGATATTCAGCAATATTGCACGCATGGATAATTTCAAGAAATTCAGGATTTGGAGTGCCTTTAGCGTCAACAAGTTGACCAAAATCATCATACAACCACATAATATGTTGGCCAGGTTTATATCTATCGCAATAATCATTACCAGTTTTACGAGAATAAATATGACTCATGAAATCACCATCTAAATCCTCCCACGAACAAAGATCAGCAGCTAGAAAATAAGGAATGTGTGATTTACCCTGACCACTCTCACCAAAGAACTGAACAACAACAGGTTCAATACGAGCACCAGATCCAGTACCACCATAAATTTCATTTTTAGAAATAACTGATTCAATTTTGTTAAAATAAGATTGGAAAACACGCATAGCAGAAGCACTACATTTGGATCTGAGCAAACGTTGCTGCAAGCCACAGCCAGTATTACGCAAAGTCATGAGTTTAGCTGTAGTATTGGGATCATCACGCAAATTAATCATAGAATCCTGATGAGAACACAAGAAACGGTTAACAGAACTAATATATTCTTCAATTTCAGACCTAAATTGTTCCAAATTAGATAGATCACGCGGTACTCCAACTACAAGTTCATAAACATAATCAAACATTGGTAGCAAATTATCAGTAAGGAAAATAGCAAGAGTATTAATACCAGAAATTGCACGGCCTAAAGTACTAGAAAATTTGAGCACATCAGAAATAACGTTCTTTTGAGGCAAGGAGGCACCAAGGAAAAGTGACATAATAGTAGCAAGAGTGATGCAAATAGCACTAGCAAAATGGTTAGCAGTTTCAGTAAGGTCCCCGAGATCAACTTGAGCGCGAGGTGTGCAGAGAAATGAAATGACATGTTCATAATAGGGCAACAAAAAAGTGACCGCATTTTGCACCAAAACAAGAGAAACATCACAAGAAAGCAACAAATTATACAAAAATGAACTCACATTCAAAGTATTTGGCGAATATAAAGTAGACAAAAATTGCAAAACAACACCAAACGCTTTAGTTGCAAGACGAGTGGTAGAAACAAAATGGGACTCAAGCATTGATTTTATTTGATTGAACATAGTGTCGACAAAAGATGTCACATCAACATTAAATAAACTAAAATTCAAGAACTGAGCGCGAGGTGCAGTTATAGCAATAATTTTATTTCTCAAATTTTCAGGCAAATTACACAAAGAACGAACAAAGTGCTCCACTACAACATCTTCTTTAAACAAAGCGCTCCAAGGCAACAAATAATTAAACCAATCAGAATCTTTCTCACAAAAGAACATGCGATTACCAAAAATAGACAGCTTAGGCATAAGAACGCAATCAGGAATTGGGTCACATAAAACAAGAGTTTCCAATGTCAAATTTTCTTGTGTTGAAAAAGCCCGACCACAAAATATAAGATTAAGATAATGCTTGTCTTGTGTAATGAATGCAGTCCACGTGGGATGAATAGGTCCACATGAAGCAATGGGTGTGTTAGGTATGTATCGAACTGACAAGGGGTTGTTGCCCAGATAGTCATGTAGAAGCGCTGAACTTGCGCTATCGAGTGAAAAAGACGCACTACCACATGTTTGATCATTAGTAGAACAAGCCATATTGAAATGTTACCTTAAAAATAATTTGTACTTGCACAGTCCATCACCTAAGTTTACTCTAATTCAAATACAATCTTCAAATGAATTCACTGAATCGACTTTACAATCTCTAAATCCATGATACTGACGTTGCATGCCACGCATTACACGTTCTGGCATACCAAACAGGGTTTGGGGATCACCTGTCCACGCCTAATAATGAGCAGAGCATACCTTCAAAATGTTAATTACTTATGTAGTGCAGACGTCCTGTAGTACTGTAAACACGACAGTTTTAAAATCCAGTGAGCGTAAACACATCGGGCCACTAATAAAAACAGTTATTTAAAATAACTGCTAAAATTAGCGTCACGAATTAGCATACTCAGTAGGAGTAACATCCACCATAAGCTTTTGGCAAATCTAATGTATACTGACCCTTTATTATTTTAAGTACCAATCGTGCGCCGCGAGACGTATTGTCTAGATGTTATAAGACAGCTTCATCAAAATCCAAAAATAAAATCCGAAGAGAAAGTTCAGTGATAGTCCTTAAAATAATATCAACGTTGTATATCCTAAGATACTTGAAGCGAATATACAATATTGAAAGAAGGGGCTTTTAAACACCGTGCTAAATAATAAAAACACAGTCATCATTTAACTACATAAATCGATAGAAAGGTTCCACAAACAAGGAAGCAACCCACTGCAGCCTTAATGACCACAGCAGAATCTCCTTGAAGCAGGCCTCAAAACCGAGATATGAAGATAAATGAATCGTGTGCACTTATTAAGT